CAGTGTCCAGACGCTCCAGCGTGCGGCACGGCTCCAGCGCCTGGCGCAGTCCTTTGGGCTCGTGGTGGTCGATGAATCACACCACGCCCTGATCGAGAATTCCTATGGCCGTATCCTCACGCATGTCGGGGCCTGGCAGGCAGACGGCCCGCTCGTGGTGGGCTATACGGCCACGCCCTACCGGCCGAATAATGCGCCGATTATCTCGACCGCGCTCGTGCCGGCCTGCTTTGACGAGATTGTCTACAGTCTGCCGCTGCTGCATCTCATTGCGCAGGGGTATCTGAGTCCCATTGTCGCCAAGGGGATTTTTCTTGATCTGGACCTCGACACGGTGCGGGTGCGCCATGGCGATTATCTGGCAACGGATCTGGAGGATGCCCTTATGGCCGCTGATGCCCCGGAGCATCTCCTGCGAGGGTACCTGGAACTCGCCGACGGGCGTCGGGCGCTCATCTTTTGCCCCACGGTGGGCATGGCCTATGCGGTGGAACATGCCTTTGCTGCCGCTGGCCTCAGGGCCGCCACCGTTGTGGGTGAGACGCCAGTCGAGGCGCGGCAGGCCAGCTATAGCAAGGTGCGAGCTGGGGATCTGCGTGTGTTGGTCACGTGTGCCGTGTTGACCGAAGGATTTGATGAACCCTCGATTGATTGCATTATGCTGGCGCGACCTACCAAGTCCAAAGTTCTGCTCTATCAGTGCCTAGGACGAGGCCTCCGCCTTTGGCCCACGAAAGAGGATTGCCTGCTGATTGACGCCGTGGGGGCGACGAAGCGGCATGGACTCTTATCGATGGCCGCCGAGTTGGGGCTGCTCCAGCCCAGGCTACGCCAGGAGGCGGAGGGCGAAGCGGGATTCCCGTCAGAGCGGATACTGCGACCGAAGCTTCAGGGCTATCGAGCCCATGATATCAATCTGGCTGCACGCCCACGCCTGCACTGGGTGGAGACACAGCGAGGCTTTTGGGTCGTCTCACTGGCGGATAGGATGCTCCGGGTCCGCCCCGATGACCAGGGCACCTACTGCCTGGAAATGCGGCAGCGTGAGGCCCGTGGCTATACCCGGATGGCGGAGCGACTGTCGCAAGATTATTGTTTTGGCGTTGCCTCTGATACGGCACGTGATGCCGATATCCTGCACATGGTCAGGGAAGGGGCCAGGTGGCGAGACAATGCGCCGAGTGAGAAGCAAACCGCCTTCGCACAGCGACTGGGGATTGCCGTTGACCCAGCGTGGAACAGTGGGGCGGTGAGTGATGCCATTACGGCCATCGTGGGCGATTGGTACAACTAGAAAGGAGCCCTCCCCATGACCACACCACCACAGACCACCGTGCTCGGGCTGATCCCGACCGACACGTCGGCCCCACACGAGACCCCACAACAGGGGGCATCGCAGACAGACACGACGGGACTCTACGCCAAGGTGCCTCTTACCCCCGAGGAACGCCTGGTGCTCGATGCCCTCACCGCCAAAGCCCCCGATGGCCTGCGGGGCTCTGAGGCCGCGACGCTGCTCGGGGTGAACAGATTGTATGCGGGACGGGTGTGCAAGATGCTCGTCCGCCTCAGACTTGCCACCCGAGTTGGTCGGTCTTACCACATCAGAAAAGGCGAGGAGAAATAATCTATGGGTCACGCCTATTGTCCTTACTGCGATACCTCGTACTGCGGCCTCTGGCATGATAAAGACGATCCACATATCACCTATAGGAAAGCAGAAGATGTTTTTATCCCCATTGCGACAATAACCGCCCTCCCAGAGCATCACATGCAAATGTTCTACCATAAAGCGGATCATGATTTATGCTGGAGTATGCCAGAATTCAGTGCTATGAACCTCATCCCGCGTCCATACAAAGACTGGATACGATTAGCGGAAGCATTTCCATGTGTCACTCATTTCTATCCTTCTACCATCCCTTGCAATGGAGAAAGCTTAAAACTGGCCGAGCTTCACATCGCACGACGTTCAGTACAGATGTATTACACATATAATGGGCCTGATCCGCGTAGCTACTGCTATGCATGCAAAAGCTCTCTGCCATACAACAAATATGCCTCCTGTCCACACTGCGGCATACAGTATAAACGTACAGGCCATAGCATCAGGTATCCAGAGTGCGTGTGTGTGCACACACACGTGAACCCCCTCGCCCACCCAGCCGCCGGAGCCCTGGAAGGCGACGAGGAGGATGAGGAGGAGACGCCATGAGCGAGTGGACAACAGCTCTGGACGATGTCCTGACGGAGCGCTGGCGACGGTGTACGGTCTGTGGTCGGGAGCTCACGACGGGCATTCGCTTTTCCATCTGGGACACCGGGACGGCGGCCCTGGCGTGTTTATTGTGTGCCCGGTGTCGGCAGGTGGATCCCACGGGACAGAGCATTGCCCAGGTGATGCAGCATCGCTATGGAGAGGACCACACCTAAGAGGAGTATATCTAGATGTCCCGCATCAACGTCCAGACGGAGATCAGCGCGATCAGGGCCACGACCCCCGCCGGCCCCGAACGAGCGCAAGCCCTGCGTGAGCTGGTGCGGCGATTGCAGCAGGCCGTCGGGGAGGAGCCCGACGTGCAGGCCAAATACAGACTATCAGTACTCGGACGCCATGTGCAGAGGCTCGCCGATGACGAAGGGAGGAGGTGATGGCGCGATCCAGCGCCTCTGGCTCAAGTCCTCCATCCGCGACTTTGATAGCGTCAAAAGTGAACAGCTCGCCAAGATTGACGCCGTGGAACGTGCGGCCTGGCAGGCATGGGACGGCTCACTCAAGCCACGGGAGATCACGGTGCAGGAAGTGAGTGACGGCGAGCACCAGGCCAAGCGCGTCAGTATCCGCCGCGAACAGCAAGGCGGCGATCCGCGCTTCCTCCAGATTATCCAGAAGTGTATTGATCAGCGCTGCGATATCCTCGGCATTTCCACCTCGACCGAGGCCGCCAAAGCCCTCGGCACCGGATTGGCCGCACTCCTGGCACAAGCCCAGGGCCCGGCTGAGGCCGCCCAGCCTATGGCCGAGGCGTAGGCCATGCCACGCACCCTCGTCGCCCCAGCGTCCTATCGGGCACACCTGCCGCTCTACCTGGAACTGCGGGAGCTGTGGCGGCGTGATCCGGTGCTCTACGTCACGCAACGGTTTGGGGTCGAGCCGACCGCGCAGCAAGTGCAGATCCTCGAGGCGATCAAGGAACCTGGGGCCAAGGTGTCCGTCCGCTCTGGCCATGGCATTGGCAAGAGTTCCGCTGCCTCGTGGGCGGTGTTGTGGCACCTCGAAACGCACGACTTTGGCAAGGTCCCCTGCACCGCGCCGAGTAGTCATCAGCTGCGCGATATCCTCTGGGGTGAACTCAGTAAATGGCGCCGGCATGCCGATCAGCACAGTGCCGCCCTGGGAATTCCACCCCGCTTCTTCCTCAGTAGCCTCTTTAAGATGGTCACCGATGCGGTCTATGACCCGTCCGCCAGGGAATGGGGCGCCTTTGCTCGCACGGCCAGGAAGGAGAACCCTGAGGCATTGCAGGGCTTTCATGCCGATGCGCTGATGTTCGTGATTGACGAAGCCAGCGGTGTCCCCGAAGAAATCTTCGAAGCGGCAGAGGGTGCGCTCTCGACACCAGGAGCCCGCGTCTTGATGCTCGGCAATCCCACCCGCAACAGTGGCACCTTCGCCGCCAGTCACAAGCACAATAGAGGGGAGTACACCGCGCTGCACTTTCGCTCGCAGGACTCTCCACTGGTGGCCCCAGAGTACCGCGACCGTCTTGTCGCCAAGTGGGGCGAGGGCTCGAATGTCGTGCGGGTGCGGGCCGATGGTGCCTTTCCTCGCCAGGAAGACGACGTGCTCATCTCACTGGAACTGACGGAGCCCTGCCTGACCAGGGAGCGGGTGGAGGGTGAGGGCCTGCGCATTCTCGGCGTGGATCCGGCCCGCTTTGGCTCCGACCGTACGGCACTGGTCCTGCGCCAGGGCAGCATGGTCGAGCATCTTGCCATCTATGCGAAGCTCGATACCATGCAGACGGTAGGGCATGTGCTCAGTCTGGCGGAAACCTGGGAGGTTGAGACCATCACCGTGGACACCGTGGGACTGGGGGCAGGCATCTATG